CCTCTCATATTTTTTGAGGGTCTAAATTTCTTTATTTCTCTAGTATTATCATTAGAGAAAAGAAATTTCCTCACTTTCGTCTTTGACGAGAAAAGGTTCTTAAAGGAATACATGGCAGGTTCAAGAAAAGTACTTGGTCCTCTCAGGTACCTATAAGCACACATTTCAGCGACTTCAGAAATTAATCTGGGATCGTTGAAGTAATGAATTAGATCTAACCAACTGGTATACCAATCATCAAATTGATTTGGATCTAAATTTTTCTTTCCCAATTTTATAAGTAATTTTACTGGATTGGGAACCGCCACGACCTTCTCCCCACCCTTATGTGTGGGCATAGTAAGTAAAAACTTACTGCATATGAATGGTTGATTATGAGGGAATTTTGCTTCGAAATTAAACAAAGTAGAACATAAATGCTCTTTGTCTCTGTTTAATTCATTGATCGATCCGATCAATGAATCGTCTCCTGAAGCAACAACCATTAACACATTGGGATCAGATAGATCATAAACGTAACATAAAACGGACAATGTCACGATTGTATTTCCCAAGTATGTACATGCATCACCAGTTCGTCTTTGGAAATCGGTGGAAAACTTTAAACCGCAACTGTCACTCATATGGGATTTTTTATGTGACGTAAACCATGTCTCAATGAATTCCATTGGTACTCCCAATCGAATAAATATTTTTCGTTGGATTTCATGGTGAATTTCTTGTTGCGATTTATCAAATTTCGAAAAATCGATTTCCTTCCAATGTTTCACAAGATTGAAACAACGGGCATCTAAGGAAAACAATTGGTGATGTTTTCCTGAGGGAATGCTAACTTTATCAGATAGACATAGCTGTAACCTTGCGGCTGCAGCTAAGAAAATCGGTGAAGTTGACATGACCTTACCCTTATCATGATAAGTTATTGTGGCAGCTAACGGTCTCTCGTAGGCAAGTGAATTGTCTTCTACGGGTTTTAACTGCGACTTTATCATGTGACGATACTTATCGATCGATACTAAACAAATCGGATCGATGAATTCGTCAGGTGAAACTGATTTGTTTCGCAAATAGTCACTAAACCATTCGATTTCACCTTGACATATGACATCGGGAAGTCCAACCAATTTATTCACATCTACAACAGAGGAGAAAAATTTATTCACCACTTTGTTGCTGATGTCATCGATGTCACATATGGTTGTTAACTGTGGTACATTCATATTCCGTTTCTTCACAGCTAAAGCAACCTCTCTGAAAGTTGATTTTCTGGTGGATGGTAACCCAGTATTTAACTTTGAGTTCAAACCAGAAGTACCTTTCTCCCAATTGGGAATGTATGACAAATCCATCGAACACTTATCAAGTTCTAAAGCAATGTCATCACATTCTACCATTTCTTGAAAGAACATATCATCCATCTCATTGTGCAATGGGAAAATTTCATCTATCGCACTCTGCATAACGATTGGATCAGTGGTTTTTATTCCACTGAGTATCACATCATCATCTGATGGAAAAGGCAAATTAGGGCACAATTTTCTTCCTAATGTCCAATCGTTTCTAGTGATCAACT